TTTATTGAATCTATGTTCAAATGGATATCATGATGATTTTTTAAGTAAAATTAATTTAGATGATGTTAAAAATATGTTAATTGTACTTGATGATTTCACGACTCTTAATGGTGCTCAAGTAGCATATATAGATAAAGTCAATAGAAAAAGTAGCGCAGGTAATCCATGGAAAAAATCTAAAAAATATTTCCTAGAATCTATAGCTCCTGATCATGGTATGTTGGATCCAGTTAAAATTAGTAATGAGGAGATTAATGATAGAATAGATCAAATTATACTTACTTACCAGAAAGGTGAAAGATGCAATCCTAATTTTTGTGCTCACCTGAAAGATGAACCAGTTACTTTTAAGAAAGCCAAAATAGGCAAGACTAGAGTATTTACAGGAGCACCATTTGATTGGTGTTTTGTAGTTAGAAAGTATCTATTATCATTCTGCAGATTGTTACAGAACAATCGTTTTGCTTTTGAAGCAGCTCCAGGAACTGTAGCTCAATCTCTTGAGTGGCAGGAGATATATCATCATATAACTAAACATGGTGAAGATAGAATTGTAGCTGGTGATTACAAAGCATATGATAAACGAATGAGTCCCAAAGAGATATTAGCTGCTTTTGATATAATTATTAGATTATGTGAATTGTCGGGAAATTATACAGATATGGACATTAAAGTTATAAGAGGCATAGCCGAGGATACCGCTTTTGCAATTGTTGATTATAATGGTGATTTAATTCAATTATATGGGTCTAATCCTTCGGGAAATCCTTTGACTGTGATTTTAAATAGTATAGTTAATTCTTTAAGAATGCGATATGTATACTTCATTCTTAATCCAAACCATGAGATTGGATCATTTACCGCTAATGTAGCGTTAATGACATATGGTGATGATAATATTATGTCTGTAAATAAGAGTATAGATTGGTTTAATCATACAAATATAGCAAATTGTTTTGAGGAGTTAGAAATAGTATACACTATGGCCGATAAGGAAGCTGAAAGTGTACCATTTATTAATATTTCAGATGCATCTTTTCTTAAAAGATCATGGAAATTTGATAAGGATATGAATTGTTTTTAGGACCATTGGACCATGATTCAATAGAAAAAATGCTTATGGTTTGGGTTAAATCCAAAGCAGTCACAGAAGAACACCAGGGTATATCTGTGATACAAACCGTAATGCAAGAATATTTCTTTTATGGGAAAGATATATTTGAAGAGAAAAGAGAAATGTTATTAAAAGTAGTTAATAAACTAGCTTG